ATTTGCTGTTATAGAAGCATCATATTCTGTTGCTATAGGATTTTCATATACATAAGCACCAAGCCAAGTTGTTCTACCAAGATTAACAGTATACCAAGTATTTTCTAAATAATTGTAAGCAACTCCTCTATCTATTGCTGTAGCACTTGCTGAAGGGTAATACCAAATAATTTCATTAAAAGCTGTGTTAATACCACAGGCAATATCATTTCTATTTGTGTAACTAAGATCATCAAATACATAGTCTTGAACGGAACATGGCATTTTTTTGACAACACCATCATACATGTAAAAAGAATTATCAGACATCCAGTACGCTCTACCATTTACTTCAATAGCAGCATGTTGCGCTATTAATCCACAGTTAGAACCAAGTTGTCTCATTCCGAAAGTAAAAGGCGTACCTACAAATTGAACACCTTGAAGTGAGGTATCTGTCCAAACAAGTATCTGACCTGATGATTTAACAGCGCCCATTATTTTAGAACCGTCAGATATACGAAGTGAACCAGCTTCATTTGTTGCTACTGGTGTATAATCTGTAGCGTCCTCTCGATCAGAAAATCTAAATAACAAATCATCTTGTGTAGCTGTATTACCTATTGTTGTCTCTGTACCAAAAATCATCAAGTGTCTTGTGTCAGTTGATACCAAACTAAATCTTGATGCTGTAGGAGCGTTAGATAGAGCCGTTGCTCTAGCTTCTATTGCACCAGAAATATCTTTTATATAAGTGCTAGCATTTAATACTGTAGCAATTAAATCTTCACCAAAATTATCTAGTGACCAAGTACGTGCAGAAATAGTAACAGTTGAAGAAGTACGTGGAGTGTTCCAAGTGCTAGTGCTCCAAGTATCAGTACCCCATCCATATCCTAAAGTTGAAGCAGTAGGTCCAATATTTATTTGATAATTAGCATTACCTGTGCCGCCACCACCAGAAGTAGATCCAGATGCTGCGCTAGTATGTGTTACTTTATAAGTATTAGCGTCAACATAAGTTGTAACTTCAAACTCATTATTCATATCCAAACCATCAATGGCAGAAAAAGAATCAAAGGTTACAAAATCACCTTCATCAGCACCGTGGTCTGCATCAGTTACTGTCACTGTTGTTGTGCCATTTGTTGTAAAAGGATTTGTTAAAGCTGCTGTTTCTCTAATAGGTGTAATGTCATAAAGAGCACTACCCGAGAATAAATATAATTTTCTATCGGTTCCTAAAGCAAGATACCTGGTTCCATCTAAACCAATCCAGCTATGTGTATCACGGACCACGCCCACAACAGTTTTATTTGGATCTGGCAAATAAGACCAACCTTTCCATCTTTCAGGTTTTCCGTAGTGAAAACGTACAAGATTTGAGTCAACGTACTTACGTTGATCTCCTGCTGAGTAAGCGGTATCTTGTTTGTCAATGCCTGGTTGAAATTTTAAATCTACAAGTTTCATGGCCAATTATTCTAAACTATTTTGTTTCAAAGCTAAAGATCAATTTCTGGTTCAAACCATATAATAATAGCAAATCTTGGCGAAGTTGAGTCTCCTGTGTAAAGTAAAGGGGAGTGAATACAATCCTTTGATCTAAAAAGAACAGCTCTATTAGGATAACAGCCAATTGCTGTGTTTAAATCATATATTCTTTTTTTTGGAAATTGCTCATAACTGTAAAATCCTGTACCAGAGTTTAATTTTGAGTCTCCGCTTAAATATATCATTAAATGTTTTTCATTTGGAAATTCATCAATGTCTATATGAGGACAAGCCTCCTTTGTATTTGCCAAAGTAAAAGCAGCTTTGTTTACTCTTTTAATACCAATCTTAAAATGTTTTATTATATCTTTTTCTATTTGTTTTAATAAATTATCTTTTTCATCAATTACATTAGAAAAAAAAGCATGCTCTGTTGTGTTATTATTTGTATCAGCAGCGTACAAATCATTACCATAATCTAATGTGGTGCTATAAACTTTAAGTTTATCAAACAATTCTTTAGATAAAAAATTATCTTTTATTTGTATGTCTAAATTCATTTCTTTTTTTGAGGTAAAAATTGAGTAGCTACATTACCTTTAAATGAATAATTACCCATGTGTGTCATACCACTAATAATATCAGCATATATTTTACCGCCTATTTTTTGCCATAAACGACAAAATGCATAGTCTTCAGACAAATATCTTTTGGTATTTGGCTCTATCATCGTGTCAAAAAAAGCATAGTTCCAATTGGATGTGTCATGATAATTAAATGTTTTGTCATGAAGATCATTTAGATGTTGATCAGATTTGAATTTTAAGTCAGGATAAGCTAACGCCATTTTTTTAAATACGTTTCTTTTTATTAACATAAAACCAGTTGCGCCGTCCAATACCTCTATAAATCCTTTTTTAGCTTTAACATGTTTTGGATCTTTAACATTTAAATTATACATTAAAGAAGAAGCGTGTAATTCATCTTCACTTATGTCAGGTTTTTCTTTTACTTTGGTTATAGCCTTGGTCCAATTTATTTGTTTACGAGGATAGACACCTGTCACTACGTCCTCATCTAAGTCCAACATACGAAAGACAGACTCAGGATTAAAAGCAATATCAGCATCAATAAACAAAAGATGAGTATATTCTTTATTATCCATAAACAATTGCACCAATGTATTACGAGCCCTTGTTACTAAAGACTCATTACCGATAGTTCCAAACTGTAATTCTATTTTTTTCTGTGCAGCTAGTGCTGTTAATTGTAAACAACTTTTAAAGTAATCTGCTGTAATCATGTTGCCATAGCAAGGTGTTCCTATAAATATTTTGGTTATCATAAATCACCTATGGCTATATTTGATGATATAATTATTCTTTCTCCAGCGTCAAAATTATTTCCATCATGAAAAAGAGTGCTTGGAAAAAAAACAAGTTTACCAACTTCTGATTTTTCAAAATGTGAATATGTTTCGCTAGTATGATTAGGAGAATAAAAAGTTGTTCCTCCATGATCAGTTAAATAAAAAACACTTGAAAAATTTTCTTGATGATTAATGTCTTGAATAACTCTATGATGATGAGTCGTGTGTATACAATCTTGACCATAAATTGCAGTCCAATATTGGTTAACATTAAAACTCTTACCTTCATTCGAATATAAATTTTGTAACATATTCATTATTTTTTCATACTCATAAAGTTTTGTAGGTTTTTTAAAATCAGTATAATAGTTTGTTCTTTGATTATTAGAATTAAACAATGAGCTAATTTCTTTAATCTCGTTTTTTTTATTTAAAACTTCTTTGATTAATTCATCTATCTCACTCAAAGAAAATTTAAAGGTTCTAAATTCTGTAGCAAATAATTGATTATATTCAAAAAGCATTATACTATAAAGTTTGCCATTACATATCTTGGAGATGAATTACCAGCAAATTGCAAAGCACTATGATATATATTTGAGTCAAAGAAAATGGCTCTATTTTCTTTAAATCCTATATGTGTATGTAATACAAGATCATCATTTACTTTCTCATAAAAACCTGTGCCATTATTTACCAAATTATCCCCCACAAGATAAATTAAACAATTATAAATTCCTGGATCATCATGAGGATTGGGTGGTGTATTAGGGAAGCTTAAAAAATAAAATGACATTCCTTCGTGAAGTTTTACTGTGGTCTTAAAATATTTTTTTATGTTTTTTATAACTTCTAACACAACTTTAGATTTACTAGACAATGGAACATTATGATAAAAACGTTGATAAGGGTTATCAGATGACGTGTTTGGCCTTGTTTTTTTTAGATGTAAATACCGTGATGTAAAATCTTGTAAAACAACTTCTTTTTGTAATTTTGTAAAAAAATCTTTGTCAAAAAAGTTATCTTGAATAAAAATATTATTGTTTCGCATATTCCACCTTTAAATATTCTATTTTCTTTAACCAATCTTTAGGTATAGCAATGGCACCACCACCTGTAATATCATCCTTGTCCTTGCTATAAGATCGCATAATAACTATTCTTTCATCACCATTGTGAATCATCCACCCTACTTCTTGGCACACGGCCAACGGAGCATTTATAACTTCTTTTATATCAAGCCATCCTGTCTCTGTATCACGAGCATCTAACCACGTCACACGGACCATCGGTACTTTGTTAATATCCATAATCCACAGCGTAATTTAAAGCGACAGTAATTCTTTTTTTGTTTGTTGTATTTTGACTTACTGAATGACGTATAGAGCCATCGAAAAAAATAATAGTTCCATTTTTAACTTGTACATGTTTCACACCACTAAAATTAGTTTTTGATTCTTCTTTTTTTGTTAATACAAGATTGTTATCTGCATGAAAAAAAAATTTAGCATCTGTATCTTCAACATTTACAAAGAGAACAACAGATAAAACAGCCCCATGTGTATGTGGTTGTGCATAGTTATCTTTATCATACCAATTTATCCAACAGTTATGAACTACAAGTTTTGGAATGTCATACCCTTCATTTTTTATGAATGAATATAAATAACCCTCTATTTCATCACACAAAATTTTTAATGATGAATATCTTTGATGTGAATTCCATGCTGTTCTTGAACCAACAATATTACATTTTTCTTTTGGTTTTGAAGAAAAATTATGAATTTGTTTGTTATCTTCAACCAAAACAATTTGTTTAATTTGTTTTTCCCACTCTTCAAAATTAGGTAATTGAAAACTAAATACCTCAGCCGTAAAAATAGGAAGTCTATTTATCTGTATTGGTTTCATTTTCTTTATAAAATATATTAAGTGTATATCTTTCAGTGCTATCTCCAAACGATTGCAAATCTGAATGCCATATTTTAGAACCATTAAAAAATAAAGCTCTGTTTTCTACAAAACCAACGTGCGAAGATAATTCATTGTTGTGTAAAAACCCTGTACCATTGTTAAGTAATCGATCTCCCATTACAAATAAAAGAAAATTTGCACAACAACCTTTATCATTATCTCGATGAAACAAAGGTTCTTTAGAATTTTTTCTTATGTGAGCGCTTATTGATACAATTTCTAAATCTCTATAGGGAAAGAAAAATTTTTTAATAAGTTTTAACAACTCATCATTATGAAAACTTTTTGGAAAAGTGTGTCGCATACCATATGGTCTCTCTTGAGCATCTAAAACAGTTTCATATTTTAAAGATGTTACTGTTTTTTGTAATGACTGTAGACTTTCTTTATCTAAAAAATTATCTACGTACATAACAAATTCTGTGTTTTTATTATGTTGCATTAGTTTTCTAGGGGTTGTGGTTCTTCCTTTTTAATCAAATGTAAATTAAAAGATACCGATCTTCTCTCCTCATTTGGTGTTCTAAATGGATATACGCCGTGTGCTAGCCAATTAGGAAACAAAAATATATCACCGACCTTTGGTGACTCTTGATGTTTATGTCCACTAAATGTAGCAGCTTGACCATTAAACCAACATATATCACCTACTGTCGGGTAGTGATCTTCTTTAGCATATTCTTCTGGTAAACTTTTTGGTACTCGTAAGTAACACACACCAGATAATTGACCCTCGTGTATATGAAAAGGATTAAAGTCTCCTGCCCATTGGCTCACGGACCACATAGACTCAATAACCATTTTACCTACAAACTCTGGTCTGATTGTTTCACTTGCTGGAGGTATAGAAATGTAATTTTTAACCATCTCACCAATTAATTGAACCATAGGAAGAAACTCTTCTGTGTTCATCCAATCTTGTGGAAAACGAACTTCTTGTTTAACATTACCTGCTAAGTTACCTGAATGATCAAATTCTTTTGCTAATTTTTTATCAGTCAACATTTCTGTTGATTTGTCATCAAGCATTTTAGTTATGAAGTCAGGCATTCTACCCCTCATAATTGTAGGACCAAAAGGTCTTATAGTGTCAAATTTCAAAACCTCTTCGGTAGGTTTTTTGTTTTTAGCCATGCGTTTCCTTTCTTTGCATAAATATCTATTGTCATATAGCAATTATTTGCCTATAAATATACATTTAAATAGGCTTATAATCAAGGGCAGCCTCCTTGCGTTTTTCAATCACATAAATTGCACTAGGAGATTATGCTTAAAAAATTACGAAAAATGGTGGCGAAAGCGCTACCAGGAGATTCTGAAAAATATTTGGGAACCGTACTCGCATTAGCGACGGGTAATCCATTATTTGCAGGAATAGGAGCATTAGCAGATCCCGAAGCAGGATTTGGAGAAATAGCACAAGCTGCATTTTTAGCAAATGCAAGTCCAGGATTAAAACTTGGTAAGTTTGATTTAACAAAAGGTAATCAATTATTTGGTGACGGCAAATTTATGAGTGC